GAAAAATACCTGTATGACAAAGCTAATGAAATAGTAACACGCTGTAAATCTGATGGGGATAGTTTTAATAATCTTCACATGCAACGGGGAAGTAATTTTGAGTCAGTAGCTAGAACCCGTTATTTGCTTGAAACTTTTTCTATTGTAAAAGAAGTTGGTATAGTAATAGTAGATGATTACCTTGCCTGTTCTCCAGATGGTTTAATTGACGAAGACGGCCTTATTGAAATCAAAGTACCTGATTCAAACAACTATTTTAGGCAATTGCTTCAAATATCTGCACAAGGAATAACTTCTATCCCGAATGAATATTATATACAGATGCAATTTAACATGTATGTTTGTGGTCGTAGCTGGTGTGATTATGTGCTTTATAATCCACAACATGCAATAAATGACAGGGAAATATTTATCTATAAAGTACTACGGGATGATGAAATGCAAAAAAAGATTGGACAAGTATTAGATGAAAGTATTATCAAAATCAAACAGTATGTAGATCAGTATTTTGCTCTATGTAAAAAAAAAGAAAAAGAGGTGGCATAGGGATGAATAAATTTATTTTAATATTATTGTGTTTAATTCTTACCAGTTGCGCTTCTTTAAGAGACCCAACGGAAGAAGAACTGGAAGATTTTAAAAAAGAATCTTCTCGTTCTGATTTAAGGACAATGGTAGGAGAAATAGCAATGGATTTTTAGACTTCTAAAATCTCGATTGGATACAAAGCCTCTACCATCTTTTTTTTAGCCTTATAGATTTCCGTTTTAAACCCTTTTACATCTTCAATAGTTACATCACCATTTGCCCAGAATATTAAGAAATCACAAACATATTTTACGCCTCCTGGTAGATGAAAAGGTACTTGTCTTAAAAAAAACAATATATCTCCGGATTTCTGAAGTAATTTTAAGATGTTATACCTATTAGCTTCTTTCTTGGAAGAAAACTTTATACCATCAACATTAGTTCTTCTGGCCTTGAATTTATGTTTTATCATTTAGGGTGTTTACAAAAAATAAATTTTAGGTATTCTCTATATATTCCCATGACAGGATTTTATATTAAGTTAATTATTGTAAAAACGCTTTAAGTCAACGCTTTAAGCGTTTTTATTTTTAAAGGCTAATCTCCAGTTTAATGTGTTTGCTTCCTACTGGATTCTCAGGAGTATCATCCAAATAACTCTTAATATTCTGGAATACCTGATAAGTAAGCTTATTGATCAACTCCTCTGAAAATTCTTCTTTTTTAGGGGTAGTATCTTTTTTAGCTTTTACTTCTTTAGCTTCAGATTTGAACTTATCAAGAAAATTGCCATGGGGTTTTAAAAATTCCTGCTCTCCTCTCATCCATGGAGGCATGGCTATATTTTTGACAATAGGATTTTCTTTTTTGTCTTCTATAATTTTACGCATTATTGCGAATTGTTTAGCTCCTACCATAATACTGATTAAATTAAAAATTAAGAAATATATACGCCTAAAAATGGGTTATAACCAGATTTCCATACTTTTACAAACCTTGGGTCTTTTGTATTAGTTATAGTTCTATAAGTACCTCTTCCTGTTATAGCTTCCTGTTCTGCAATTGCTTTTACATATTCATCACTATAATAAGGCGCAAACTTATCTCTACTTCTAATTTCTTGCATTGCTTTATTAAGTTTATCTTGTTGTTCAGCTTGACGCGCTTGTTGTTGGCGTACAACTTCGGCTTGGCGTGCCTGTTCTTGGGCTACACGTTGTGCTTCAGCAGCACGGGCTTGTTCCATCCTTTGTTGTTCAAGTGCAAGTTGTCTTAGTCTTTCTGCTTCCTGAGCCTGTCTTCTTTGAGCTTCAGCAGCTTCAGCTTGTCTTTGTGTTTCTAGTTGACGTTGCATTTCTTCTCTTGCCTGTTGCTCACTTCGAATACGTGCCTGTTCTTGTGCTGTCCTTTGCGCTTCTTCTGCTTGTTGGTAACGTGCTAACTGTTCTTGTAAACCTTGACCGGAAGCTTGAGCAGCACGCAGACCTTCTTGAGCCCCAAGTAGTTCCTGTTGATATCTATCTCTTTCTCTTTCAATTTCGCTATATCGTGTGTTTAGAGCAGCAAGATTATCTAAACTGATGTTTCTATCAGCAAGACCTCTAAATACCTCTCCAAGAGCCCCAGAACGTCCCTCTCCTATACCAGCTTGCATTCCCTCATTCCTAGCTACGGCTCTCATGTGAGGCCATTGCCATAAATTTTCATTTTGATAATTTTTATATAACTCTTCGTTCTCGGCTTGGTTGTTAGCAAATTTCTCAGCTCCAAGCTTATTAGTATCCCTAATGGTTTTTAATAAATCCCCATAGCCTTTTTGGCTCTGAGCTCCTATCTGACCTAACTGTTTTATTTTATCAATTTCTTCTTCATGCCCAAGTGCTAGCTGATCTCTTAAGGATTCCTGCATGATTTTATTTCTTTGTTCTAAAACAGCTTTGTTAAGTTCCGCTGCTCGTTCTTCTGCTGCTTTTAAATGCTGAGGAGACCTATATTGACCAAGTCTTATATATTGATTACCAAGAGCTTCTAGGTCTTTTTGCATCCTCTCTGCGGCCGATTGCTCAAGCATGGAAACCTTACCTGCCATAGCGGGGTTTAATTTACCAAGGGCGCTAGCTGATAAACTTGGATTATCTAATAAGCCTCTTGTAAGCGCTTTTCTTTGATCTGTGTAACTATCTTTAAGCGATGGGTCTAATCTTCCAAGTATATTACCGCTCGCTTGAATCTCAGCGGGTAATCCTGCAACTAGCTGTCCAGTATAACGAGCAGGTTGTGTCCTTGTTGTATCCCACTGACTTGCTGGTTTTGATGGGTCTACTCCATAAGCTCGTAGGGCCTGTGCTATTTGCTCTGTTTGTGGTTTTGCCAAATCCGGATGTAGGGGCTCGTCTGGATTTATACCTGTAGTTCTTAATGCCTGTTCTAATAATTGAAGTTTCCTGTAAGGTTCGTTTGCTTCTCTATCAAATTGAGCTTTAGCAGCTCCAATCCCCATATTGTTATAAGCTTGTTTTTGAGCACCAAATTGCTCTAGGTTTTTAACTAGCGCTTCTCTTTGTGCTTGTTTGCCCGCTTGTAAACCCTGTAATGTGCTAGCTGTTTGACGATTACGGGAACTTTCCAGACTACCGCTTACTCTAGCAAGATTTTCCAGTGTTCCTTGTGCTTCAGGTAAATATCTTCCTATATCACCTTCAATTCTACCGGTAAAACCTGCGATTTGCGGTTGTATTGCGCTCCTGAATTCATCGCGGAGTTTATCAAGAATAGGCCCTTGTGTAAATCCTCTTTGCGCTCCTTGAAGTTGTCCAAGTAACCCTTGTACGTTAGCTGGTGTTATTCCTTGGTTATCACGAGAGAGAACACTTTGAATTTTACCTGAATATGGAGCTGGTTTTGCTGCAAACTGCTGTTGCAGATTTCTTGCTCTTTCAGTTAAACTGGACATCGGGGAAACAGTAGCTCCTCTATAAGGAGCGTAATTTAAACTACCGACTCTTGCTTTTTCTCTAGCAAGTAATTTATAGGCTTCTCTGGTTAATTCTTCTGGGGCATAAGCTGTTTTTGTCATTATTTACCTCTCATATAACTTGCCAAGTCTTTTGCCTTAGGTGGAAGATTTACTTTACCGCCTCTTTTATGTTTACGAATATTTGACATGAATTTATAAAGCTCTTTTGCTCCGGCATCATTATTTCCATCGCCTAAATCTGACACTACATCTGCGGGAATGACAAACTCCCCGTCAGAAAGAACAGCAGGGATTTTATCATCTTGTCCTTTAGTCTCTCCCGCTATATAACGACCAAGCCCTGATGGATATTCCATTTCTTCAACTTCAAAAAAACCATTGGTTTTAGCTTTGCCGCCTTTTTTCATAACTAAAGGCTCACCGCTAAAATCAGGATTGTTATAGTAATTTAACCATCTCCCGCTTTTTCTATATTCTTCAGGAGTATTACTTTTGACATAAAGCGGATCAATAGCAAATCTTTCCTCAGGCAAGAACTTATTACGCTCTATCCTGCGTTTCATTTGAGCTAAGGCTAAATCCTGGGATTCTTTTTGCCTTAATTCTTCCGGTGTTAACATTAAAGCTTTTTGATAAGCTTTTTCATCTCTAGCTCTTTTTTCCGGAGTTTCTTTTTTAGGTCTGTTCATAAATGAACTACCAACTACTCCAAGTGTTAAAAGGTTAGCTGGGTCAGAAAGGTAATCTTTACTTTTACCGATTAATTTATCCATAAAAGGCAAATCTTCAGCTGCTGCTGCATCACTTCCAGCTCCTATGCCAAGACCAGCATAACCGCTAGGAATTTGTCCTTTTGCACCACCTCCAGAAGTCAATAAGGAAGCAAGCCCTGTACCCTTAGCTCCTCCCATCAAACTACTACTACTTTCCCCTCCAAGGCCCAGCGCAGGTAATATGGCATTAGTATTTCCATAATTAGTAAGAGAAGAGGCAAGGCTATTAGCCCCAAGCTTTCCCGCACCCCATCCAAGAGCTGATGCCGCAGAAGGAAGAGCTGCGCCCATGCCGGCACCTTTTAAAGCTCCTTGTAAAAAGTTTTTACCCCTTGCTTTATTCTGAACACCTTGACCAAGTGCACCACCTATAATACCACCTATTCCTGGAGCAATAATATTACCAAGTATTGCTCCAGCTCCTCCTCCAAATACGCTTTTTATTGCTTTCCACGGATTTTTAAAAAAACCAAACTGAGGCAAACCGGTTTTAGGATTAATTGTACCTTTTCCGCCTAACCCTTTTAATATTTCAGCTTCTAAAGGATTAATATGAGCAAGTACTGTATCTTCCCCTTTTCCTTGTTGCCTGATCATTTCAGCTAAGGATGGATAAGGATTGGCTTTTTGACTTTTTACTTTTCCCCCATGTTTATAAGGAGCTCCTACTGGCGTGTTTAAATAAGGAGTAGCAAGTGATGACTCAAGGGGATATAAATTATCCTCCGTTAAATTACCGGACATTGGTTGTGGAATTAACTGGTTCATTCCTTGAGCGTAAGGAGTTTTATCATTTTGCCCAAAATATTGATCCTGATATGGATTGAAATTTGTATCGGGTGTTACTGTGTTTTGAAAGTTATTATTAAATTTTTCAAACATTTCTTTCTCCTGGTTCGTTTGCCATAATATTGTAAACTATTTTAGCCCATTCCTGCCATTTATCGAAATTTATCGATTTCTTACCTTCTTTGACGGAAAAAGGAGCTGGAATACTAGCTTTTGCAAATATTCCTGTACTTACTACTATATTCCCCCATTCCTGCCATTTTTCTTCATTCTCAAGTAAAGGTATGTTTTCATTTGGGAAATCTACAGTTAATGCAGCTGCCCAATCTTTTAAAGCAATATACTCAGGCCATACTACCCTAATCATTCCTAAGCGTCTCCATCTCCAAGTGCTAGTAACATCATCAAATATCCAATTTCAAAATTCTTGGTAGAAAAAAATGTAAAATTCATGTGCCTACCTTGCACATTCATATCAAGTTTACCGGTAGTACGTGTAAAAAAAATTGGATCACTAGCCACATTTGGACTTTGTGCATATTCCTTAGTATTTACGATAAGTTCTATTCTATCAGTATCATTGTCCATAAGGAAATCAGGCTCAATTCTTCTTAAATCTACCCACCTATCTACTCCTGTCTGTTGCTTAAGAGGATTAAATGCTGACCAAGAAAATGTTGGAGTAGTAAATGATGAAGGAATAGAAACAGTCAGTAGCTCATTACCTCCCAAAAATCTTGGATAATATACTTGGTCTGTTCCTACTTCATGTCGCCATACATAAGAATAAGCATCGACGTTTACTAAAGGTTTACCAAAAGTACACATAAACCCTAAATCTTCAAAGAATACACCAGCATCTCTGTTAATAGCCGTATCATACCAAGAATTTTCACGTTTATTGTAAATTAATGCCCGAGTGTTTTTTACAGGGTTACCTTGGCCTTTTTCCGGATAAAACCACCAGATTTCGCCGTATTTTGTGTTTTTAACACCGAATACTTTTTGTCTGTAATTTAAGTCTATATTATTAAAAAAGTAATTTAGACTCATAGTGTTAGGCATTTCCTGAACTATCCCGTTATAGACAAAAAATCTGTCAGTCCCAATCCAGAAAAAAACACCATCATATTCAACTACGCATCTAGAAGAGAGAATTGAAGAACTTTTAGAAATCACATCTATTTTGAAATTTACAGCAACATCTCCAACATTAGTAACCTTAACTACTGAGCCAAGAGTCCAGAATAAAAGAGAAGGGGAGTTAGAACCTCCACGAATGGCGCTACCGAAAATAACTTTATCATTAGATATAGTTAATGATCCACTACCTGCTCCATCAAAAACCAGTGGATCAGCGGGACGGCTATATCCTACATAACCATTAGAGCCATATACAAATAAATATGGATTACTATAGCAGATTCCCCCATTAGCAAGCGGATTAATTCCAGCAACGAGAGTTAGTTGAGTTCCTGGTGCAGCTTGAACTGGCCCTGCGTACACTATTGGAGCAGCATTTTGGGCTATATTAGCTGCGTTATCAGCTCCAAAACATACAATATTTTTAACTCCATCTCTGATTACAGTTTCAAACTGCCACATAAAAGCAGTTTTTGGGCCAAGATCAGGTGTTATTAACTCTTTATTTAATTCTGAAAAATTAGCTTGAGACGTAAATGTTTCTTTGTAAACACGTGAGCTGTTATTAAGACTTGTTCCAATATAAGCATAAAAATTAGTGCTAGTTGTAGATGAAACTAATAAAATACCAGGAATATTACCAGCAGTTGCAGGATCAGCTACATCAAAAGGAAAACCTACATTGCCAAACATTCCCCCTATTTTTTTAACTATTCCCCTTTGAAATCTAATCCACTGACCATCAGTGCAATACTCTGATTGGAACTTTGTACCATCCCTTTTGACTCCTGGCTTATATGTTAAAGGAAAAAGATTGCCTGGCATATTAATCTACATCCCTCTTAGCCACACGATCAGTGTATAGTTTCTCAGCGTCCTTATTAATGCTTTGAAGTGCCCTGTTGTATAATGATTCAAACACCGGTACACGCTCATCTCCTTTTAAAAAAGGGATAGTCTCAAGCATGGAGGCATAAAGCAGTAAACTTGGATATCTTACTGTTAAAAAATTAGTTGGATTCTGTGCATTAAATAAAGGTAAAGCCAAGTAAATCAATTGAAAATTATAATTTTGATCAGGAGTAGGAGCTAAATAAAAAGAACTATAATTATTAAAATCTGCATAAAAAATAGGTTGTCCTGTTGTAATAGGATTTTGCCAGTAACTTTGGCAAAATTCCAAGGTTCTAAGTTGTAAAATAGTTCTATCATTAGGAGGTAAAGTAATTGTAAAACTTACTGTTTCTTTCCAATCTGTAGGTTTAGGGAAAAGGAAATTATTAGCTTGTATTTGTTGTTCTGGGGTATTAGAAAACACAACCTTTTCAAAACCAATATTTTTAGCTTC